AAGTCATATAGTAATATTGATGATGCATTCGCAGATTTAATTGACTAAATAGGCATTTATGTCTTTTTTATAAAGCACACCAATTGGTGTGCTTTTTTTATTTTTAGCATGTAAAATTGAGTTTTAAGCATTACAATATTAATGTTAATATTTTAAGAGGGGTAACATGGCTAAAGATAATTTTACAGCTGATTTAATCAAATCGCTAAACAAGGAAAGCGGATCAAGAGTTGCATACAACTTATCTGAAGATGAAGCACCAACAACAGTAAAGCGTTGGATTAGTACAGGATCTAGGCTTTTAGACTATATCTGCTCCAATAGAAGGGGCGGTGGACTTCCGGAAGGTAGGATTGTAGAAATATTTGGGCCACCATCGATCGGTAAGAGTCATATAGCAACACAAATTGCAAGAAGCACACAAAGATCCAACGGTATTGTAGTCTATATAGATACAGAAAATGCAACATCTGTAGAAAACTTAGGTATGTTAGGTGTCGATGTGTCAACAAGATTTGTATATGTCGATACACACTGCACAGAAGAAGTACTAAGCATTGCTGAAAAGACGATACTCAAAGCAAAAGCATTAGATAAAGATGTACCCGTGACTATTATATGGGATTCTGTTGCAGCATCTTCACCAAAAGCAGAACTTCTAGGTGATTATGATAAAGAGTCAATAGGATTGCAAGCACGTGCTATATCAAAAGGAATGAGAAAGATTACTGGTGTAATTGGGCAGACAAATACACTTTTCGTTATATTGAATCAAATACGTACAAAAATAGGAGTTATGTATGGAGATCCTACTACTACACCTGGAGGTAAGGCAATACCTTTTCACTCGTCTATACGAATTAAGTTGGGGGCCGGTCAACAAATCAAAGAAGGCGACGACGTCATAGGCATCAACGTGTCAGCAAAGACAATTAAGTGCAAAGTCGCGCCTCCGTTTAGGACAGCTAATTTTCAGATACACTTCGGTAAAGGTATTGTGGAACATGAAGAAGTATTTGATGTTTTAAGAAAACACGGTTCTGACACTTGTGGGGAGTATGACGTCCATGTTGCAGGATCTGGACAATGGAAGACACTTACAGTTGCTGAGCTAGAAACTGGTGAAGTCATCATTGAAAAGAAATTTAGAAAGAAAGAGTTTAACGATATAATAACACACAAAGAGTATGGTCCTTATATCGAAGCCCTCTTAGAAAAAGCAATGGTTAAAATAATGGGCGATCCAAACAGCTTTAATATAGATGCAGAGTCTTATGAAGAAATTCGTGCTTTATCAGATGAAATAGAGGTTTTTGACCCAGAGGATTAAGATGCAAAAAACACTAATTGTTGATGGTCTTAATCTATTTACTAGGCACTATTCAGCACATCCAGCAATGAATTCCAATGGTGAACAGATAGGTGGTGTTGTTGGATTTTACTATACTATTATTGACAAGGTTGAGAAATTTAAGCCTGATAGAACAATAATAGTCTGGGAAGGTGGAGGGTCTAAGAGGAAGCGTGATCTTTACAGCGACTATAAGAAAAAGAGCCGGCCTCAACGAATGAATAGATATTATGAAGAAATACCTGACACACTTCAGAACAGAAACTTTCAACTTAAATTACTAATAAGTCTTATGTCGAAGCTTCCGATTAAACAAATATACGTTGAAGATTGTGAAGCTGATGATGTTATAGGTTATATGTCAACTTACAAACTAGCGGATGATATAAAATTAATTATTTCTTCAGACCATGATTATTATCAGCTAATTAATGATAAGACACGAATCTGGTCACCGACTTTAAAAGCACTCGTTGATAAACAAAAGGTTGTAGACAGATACAATATACACCCAAACAATTTTTGTTTAGCTAAGTGCGTAGTTGGTGATCCATCAGACAATATCAAAGGCGCTTCAGGCGTAGGATTTAAATCTTTGGCAAAGCATTTTAAAGAGTTTCAAAGTGAACAAGAATGTACGATAGATCAGCTTTTAGAGTCTTGCAATGGTAAATATCAAGAAAAGGAATTAAAGGTGTTCAGAAGCATTCTGGACAACGCAGATATAATAAGAAGAAACTGGCGATTAGTTTTGCTTGATATGCAAAATTTATCACATCAGCAAATAGTAAAAGTTAATAATATAATTGAAAATGATGATGAAAAAATTGATAAAATGGGAATGATGAGATTATTATTAAAAAATGGAATACAAAATTTAAATGTTGAACGAGGATTTTTAACTTTTAAAATCAATAAAATTAAAAAAGGTAACTAACAATGAATGCACAACCGCAATACTTTTCAAAATACGGTAAACAATTTCAAGAAAAAATATTTCAGTCTTTGTTGAATGATCATAACTGGGCAGCACAAATGCTTGAAGTGATGACACCTAAATACTTTGACGTACGATATCTTGAGTATTTATCACAAAAGTATTTTGACTTCTATAACCACTATAAAACTTTTCCAACAATGCAACTAATTGTAACAATGATTAAAGACGAGTTAAGGGAAGGGACAGATATAATTCTTAGAGATCAAATAATAGAATACTTGATGAGAATTAAAGCAAATCCCGATGCAGGTGACTTGCAATATGTTAAAGATAAATCACTTGACTTTTGTAAAAAACAAGCGCTTAAGGAGGCTTTAGAAGAATCAGTTAAAGCAATTGCATCTGAACAATATGAGTCTGTTATAGATATTATGAAAGATGCAATATCTAAGGGTAATCCATCTTCTTTAGGGCATGATTTTTTTAATGATCATGAAGCTCGATTTCTTAAAGAAAATAGAACTGCCTGCCCGACAGGCATACCTCATTTAGATAAAAAAGATGTGTTAAATGGTGGCCTAGGAAAGGGTGAAATTGGTGTCGTTACAGCTCCGACCGGTGTAGGAAAATCACACTGGTTAGTGGCTATGGGTGCTGCTGCGCTAAGAAGAGGTAAAAATGTCGTCCATTACACTTTTGAGTTGTCAGAAACGATTGTTGGGACACGTTACGATAGCAATTTGTGCTCGATAAACTCGACTGATGTCTTTGATAAAAAAGAAGAAATTCTTAATTTTTACGAAAAAGAGAGTTTTGGTAGATTAATTATTAAAGAGTATCCAACTGGATCTGCGTCCGTAATCACGCTCAGAAATCACATTGAAAAGTTAATGATGAAATCATTCACTCCTCATCTAATTATTATTGATTACGCTGACATTATGAGATCCACCCGGAAATATGACTCGCTGAGACATGAACTTAAGCTTATTTATGAGGAGTTGCGAAATATGGCCATGGAAATGAGAGTACCAATCTGGACTGCATCACAAGCTAATAGAGAAGCATCCAACGCACAAGTTGTTGGCTTAGAAAACATGTCTGAAGCGTATGGGAAAGCAATGGTTGCAGACGTTGTAATATCCCTGTCAAGAAAGCCAATGGAAAAAGCGTCAGGTGATGGCAGATTATTCGTTGCTAAAAACCGTGCTGGAAGAGACGGTATACTCTTCCCTATCAAGATTGATACTGCAATGTCAAAGATACAAGTAGTAGAAAATGCATCTGAGATGACTTTAGATACTGCAGTAAAAAGTGATAATACAAACATGAAAAACTTATTAAAATCCAAGTGGAAAGAAATAAACGGCTAGCGGAGGCAAGATGGCGAAGACATATGATATAGAACAAGCAAGAGCAGAGACACTAGAATATTTTGGTGGTGATGAACTAGCAACCAGCGTATTTTTAAATAAGTACGCGTTGCAAGACAAAGACGGAAATTACTTAGAAAGTAATCCTGATATGATGCATAAACGAATTTCAGGAGAATTAGCAAGAATAGAGGCTAAGTATCCTAACCCTTTAAATCGCCATGAGATATATGAGCTGCTTAAGGATTTTAAATATATTGTACCACAAGGCTCCCCTATGAGTGGTATAGGAAATGACGCAAAAATACAATCATTATCAAATTGCTTTGTTGTGGAGGCACCGCATGATTCATATGCAGGAATACTTAAGACAGACCAAGAACTCGCTCAGATTGCTAAAAGAAGAGGTGGAATTGGTTTTGATATATCAACTATTAGACCTCGTGGGTTATCCACTGCTAACGCTGCTAAAACTACAGATGGTATCGAGGTCTTTATGGAAAGATTCTCTAATACATGCCGTGAAGTTGCTCAAGGAGGCAGAAGAGGAGCATTAATGCTCACTATATCTGTACATCACCCACAAGTCATGGAATTTATTAAAATCAAGCGTGATCTAACAAAAGTAACAGGTGCTAATATATCAGTTCGAGTTACAGATGAATTTATGGAAGCAGTCAAACTTGGTCAGAGGTATGAACAAAGATGGCCGGTAGATGCCATAGAACCAGAAATTGTGAATACTGATACATACGCAATGGAAGTTTGGAATGCGCTTATCGAAGGTGCTCATGCCTCCGCAGAACCAGGCGTTCTATTCTGGGACACAGCTAAGCGCATGACGCCTGCTGACATATACGAATACGAAGGCTTTGGATCAGTATCTACAAATCCTTGTGGTGAGATTATTCTATCACCTTATGATAGCTGTCGATTGATGCTTATCAATCTAACTAGTTTCATAGACAAACCGTGGACACCAGAAGCAAAATTTGATTATGGTAAGTTTGGATCTGTTGCTGTAAAAGCCCAGAGGCTTATGGATGATATGATTGACTTGGAAATAGAACAGGTTGATAAGATACTTGCAAAGATAGATGCCGACCCTGAACCTGATGAGGTCAAATACTATGAAAGAAACTTATGGAAACGTATAAAGCAAGTTGCACTTAATGGTCGAAGAACTGGATTAGGAATAACAGGGCTAGGCGACGCGCTAGCAATGATCAATATTCAATACGGTTCGGAAAAGTCAATAGAGGTAGTAGAAGAAATATACAAGTGGTTGGCTATTAATTCTTATGAAACATCAATACGACTTGCAAAAGAAAGAGGCGCATTTCCAGTTTTTGAT